AAATGAAACAGCGCCTCATCTTCTATCGGCCGACGCCGCCTATCTCCACGGCCAAACCGATCCCGCCACCATCGAAATGCGTGCTCTGCAACAAGCTGCAATCGCTAATTCGACGTCTCTCAAGGAAGAAGTCTTAAAAGCTTCTGCCGCTCACCGAGCTCAAATTCAAAAACGACTTGAGCTCTTCACCAAGAAGGCACCACCACTATGAAGCGCAATCTCTTCTCACTCTCACACAAGGTTAACTTCTCATGCGACCAAGGCGAGCTAGTACCCATTGGCCTCGTAGAAGTTCTGCCTGGCGACATATTCCGCCACGGCACATCCCTACTGATCCGGCTCTCACCGATGCTTGCGCCGGTCTTCTCTCAGCTGAACGTCACCGTCTTCCAATTCTTTGTCCCAACTCGAATTGTCTGGGACGACTTCGAGAAATTTATTACGGGGGGACCCGACGGCGACGACGCATCAGTGGCACCGACCATTACATTTGCGAGCTCTGTGGGAGTGGGCTCGCTCTCTGACTACTTCGGCATCCCGCCTGGGCCGACCGGCCTTAACGTCTCTGCGATCCCGTTCCGCGGCTACGCTAAGATCTTCAACGAATGGATCCGCGACGAGGATCTTGACACCGAGCTCACCGTCTCAACTGCCTCGGGCGCAGACACCACCACCAACACCACGCTTCAAAATATCCGATGGGAAAAAGACTACTTCACCGCCGCCAGGCCCTTCGAACAGAAAGGCCCTGCCGTAACGATCCCCATCGGCACCAATGCTCCCGTCTATTCCGCTGCCGGTAACGGCCAGGACCTGGTCATCGGCAACGCCAACAACGCCGCCGGCAGAAAGATGGCCGCCGGCGGAACGTATCTTCAAGCAACCACTGTCGCCGGTGACAGCGACAACAACCGGCTCTACGCCGATCTCTCAGCTGCGACCGGCATCCCTGTCACGGAGCTGCGCCTTGCAAACGCAATCCAACGCTTCATGGAAATGTCTTCTCACCGTGGCTCTCGCTACGTTGAATATCTCCTCTCTCGATTTGGCGTTCGATCGTCTGACGCTCGGCTTCAGCGTCCGGAGCTGCTCTCTCGATCGAAGCAAGTCGTCCAAATCTCTGAGGTACTCGCCACCGCCGAAGGCACCAACACAGATGTAGGCGACCTTAAAGGCCACGGCATCGGTGCAATGCGAACTAATCGCTACATGCGCATGTTCGAAGAACACGGCTACGTCTTCACTCTCATGGCCGTGCAACCGAAAACTATGTACGTCCAGGGCCTTCATCGGACCTGGAATCGCGCGGACAAATACGATTACTTCCAACCCGAAACTCAGTTCATCGGCGACCAGGAAATCCTCAACAAGGAAATCTACGCCGGAGCTGCTTCACCTAACGGCACTTTCGGGTGGACACCGCGCTACCAGGAATATCGCGAGCAACCTAACCGCATCGCGGGCGAATTCCGTCAAACCTCTCTCGACTTCTGGCACCAGGCTCGCATCTTCTCTTCCGAGCCTGCGCTCAATTCTGCGTTCGTGACTTCGAACCCAACCGAACGCATCTTCGCTGTGCCCTCTCAAGACGTGCTGTACGTGACAGCAAACCATAGTCTCCAGGCGCGTCGCGTCCTGGCTAAGCAGGGCACTCCGTTCCTCCGCTAAAATCCTCCAACTGAAAGGTCTGAAAAATGAAGTCGAAACTCCCCCAGGCTGAGCTCGCCGACATCGTTACTGGCGAGCTCTTCCAACCCAAGGCGCGCAACCACTACGAAGAAAATTCCGGGGTGCCGTTCGCACCCCCGGTCGATATGCCGCGCCCCACCGTCCGCCAGCGGATCGAAAACCTGCTGAATCGCGGGGTCGATCCCCTGGCTCACTATGTCGGCTCGGATGACTACGACCTGGAAATTCCGGACGACCCCGAGGCTCCACTGACGCCCTCGGAAGCCAATTACATCGACGCCCTGGCGTCCTCCCTGGCCGAGCAGGCCCCTCTGCCTGACGAGGGGCTACCCCGGCCAGCCCCCTTGGAGCAAAGCGCTCCCACGCCCGCCCCTGGGCCGGTGGCGGGCGTCCAATCCGCCCCCGCCCCGGCCCAGGCCCCGGCACCCTCCGCACCAGTACCCTCTCGATAGGTACTGTGCTAGGTGACGACATGGCCAAAGGAAAAAACAACTCAAATCGGGGGACGCGCGACACCCTGGTAGTCGCTACGTCCTACGTGCGCTCCCCCTCCCAAAGCCTGTTCGGCAACCTCTCGGAGGTGTCGGACATGCGGGCGTTTGACTTCGACCAGGACACCCGTCCGGCGAAGCTCTTCTATGGCTCTGACGCCTCTGTCGGCGCCACTCACACCCCAACAAAAAACAGGGCACCCTCTCGGGTGCCCTACCAAATCGCGTTCTCGGCCCCGGCCGAGACGCTCGTCTGCATCCGGCGGAAACGCCGGAAGCAGGTCCTCTTCGCTAAACGCAAAACCGGCAAAGGCGGTCAACGCCGCCCACGTCGATCTCGATGGAGTGACGTGAAATGCTAGGCAACATCATATCCGCCGGGGCCTCCCTCCTGGGTGGCCTCATGTCATCCAAAAATGCGAAGGAAACTCGTGACCAACAACTCCAACTCGCGGAGCGCAACATCGCGGAGCAGCGCGACTTCGCGCAACACGGTCTCACCTGGAAAATCAACGACGCGCTCGCCAATGCGGACAAAGTCCATCCGATCTATTCTCTCGGCTCGGCGGGCGCAGCCTTCTCTCCTGTTAGTGCCAACTTCTCTACTGATACGAGTATGGGAAATGCCGTTGCTGCTGCGGGACAAGATATTGGTCGCGCAGTCAATTCAACGGCTACTAGCGGTCAACGTGCTGACGCCTTCACAAAAGCCGCTCAAGCTATCCAACTCGAAAAAGGCACGCTCGAAAACGAGCTACTCAAAACGCAACTTGCATCTCAGCAAGGACGCCTTCGCCAAGTCTCAGCTCCAGCTTTTCCAGCAACAACCGATCAACACCTTGTCCCAGGACAAGCTCAATCCGGTCCAGTGACCGCCTTCAAAGACAAACCAGAAGACCGCGTCCCGTCTGCGCCAGGTCTGCCTCAACAAGAAGGCGGAGCAATTCCGGATGTCGGCTACGCCCGAACCAAAGACGGCTGGGCACCCGTCCCTTCAAAAAACGTCAAAGAGCGAATCGAAGACATGCACGTGAATGAGCTCATGTGGATGTATCGCAATAACATCCTTCCCACGCTCGGTATGCGTGACCCTCCACCCAACACTCTGCTCAAGAGTGGTCAGGTCTGGCGCTATGATCCGTTGCGCCAGGAGTACTACATCAAAAACAAACCCACCCGATCATCGGGCTGGTGAAAGGAGCAAGACATGCGACGTCCTAAAAAATCTCGTCGTCGGCGCGGAAGCACCGGCCGACGCAAAACTCGAAAAATCAAAACCTCTTCCGGCCGCTCTCCTGGCCGAATCGGCTTCCGCTTGTCGTGAAGCTCCGCACTACCAAGTGCGAAAATCCCTACATGGGGAACGGCGGCGCAGCTTACGGCTGTGGCCGCTGTCTCCCTTGTCGTCTTAAAAAACGCAGGGAATGGACGCACCGAATCATGCTTGAGGCCGGTCTAAATGCGGACAACTCCTTCCTCACACTCACTTACAAAGACGACCCGTTCACTCTTGATCCTCTCGATCATCGCCGCTTTATGGATGCTCTTCGGAAGCGCCTTCGTCCTCTCAAGGTGCGCTTCTATGCTGTCGGCGAATACGGTGACAAATCCCAACGCCCTCACTTTCATTATGCCCTCTTCGGTTATCCGTCCTGTCGGAAGTCCTCCACCAAACCAGGCAAGTTTCGCTGCTGCTCTGCATGCGATCCAATCGAAGAAGTGTGGGGCAAAGGGCTTATAAAAAATCTGCCGCTCGAAATCGGCTCAGCCCGTTACATCGCACGCTATGTCGTGAAAAAAATGACCAGGTGGGATGATCCTCGCCTGGGCAATCGCCATCCTGAGTTCGCCAGGATGAGCCTCAAACCAGGTATCGGCTACGGAGCTCTGCTCCGTGTCGCCCTGGTAATCGCTCGTTACGATCTTCTAACCCCGCAGGGTGACGTGCCCGTCACCCTGGCGCACGGCACACAACAATGGCCGCTCGGACGCTACTTGCGCAAAAAACTCAGAAAGGAGCTCGGACTAAATGAAACAGCGCCTCATCTTCTATCGGCCGACGCCGCCTATCTCCACAGCCAAACCGATCCCGCCACCATCCAAATGCGTGATCTGCAACAAGCTGCAATCGCTAATCAGACGTCTCTCAAAGAAGAAGTCCTAAAGGCGTCAGCTGCTCACCGAGCTCAAATACAAAAGCGTTTAGAGCTCTTCACCAAGAAGGCACCACCACTATGAAACGCAATCTCTTCTCACTCTCACACAAGGTTAACTTCTCATGCGACCAAGGCGAGCTAGTACCCATTGGCCTCGTAGAAGTGCTGCCCGGCGACATATTCCGCCACGGCACTTCGCTGCTGATACGCCTGGCACCGATGCTTGCGCCAGTCTTCACTCAGCTGAACGTCACTGTCTTCCAGTTCTTTGTCCCAACGCGAATTGTGTGGGACGACTTCGAGAAGTTTATTACGGGGGGACCCGACGGCGACGACGCCTCAGTGGCACCGACTATTACATTTGCGAGCTCTGTGGGAGTGGGCTCGCTCTCTGACTATTTCGGAATCCCGCCTGGGCCGACTGGCCTTCAAGTCTCTGCGATTCCGTTCCGCGGCTACGCTAAGATCTTCAACGAATGGATCCGCGACGAGGATCTAGACACTGAGCTCACCGTCTCCACCGCCTCGGGGGCTGACACCACCACCAACACCACTCTGCAAAATATCCGATGGGAAAAGGATTACTTCACAGCTGCACGCCCGTTTGAGCAAAAGGGTCCAGCTGTCACCATCCCCATCGGGACCAACGCTCCCGTTTATTCCGCTGCCGCTAACGGCCAGGACCTGGTCATCGGCAATGCCAACAACGCCGCCGGCCGAAAGATGGCTGCCGGCGGAACGTATCTTCAAGCCACCACTGTCGCCGGTGACAGCGACAACAACCGCCTCTACGCCGATCTCTCAGCTGCGACCGGCATCCCTGTGACGGAGCTGCGCCTTGCAAACGCAATCCAACGCTTCATGGAAATGTCTTCCCATCGTGGCTCTCGCTACGTTGAATATCTCCTCTCCCGATTTGGCGTTCGATCGTCTGATGCTCGGCTACAGCGTCCGGAGCTGCTCTCTCGATCGAAACAAGTCGTCCAAATCTCTGAGGTACTCGCCACCGCCGAAGGCACCAACACGGATGTAGGCGACCTCAAAGGCCACGGCATCGGCGCAATGCGAACTAACCGCTACATGCGGATGTTCGAAGAGCACGGCTACGTCTTCACTCTCATGGCCGTGCAGCCGAAAACTATGTACGTCCAGGGCCTTCATCGGACCTGGAATCGCGCGGACAAATACGACTACTTCCAACCCGAAACCCAGTTCATCGGCGACCAGGAAATCCTCAACAAGGAAATCTACGCCGGAGCTGCTCAACCTAACGGCACGTTCGGGTGGACGCCGCGCTACCAGGAATATCGCGAACAACCCAACCGCATCGCGGGCGAATTCCGTCAAACCTCTCTCGACTTCTGGCACCAGGCTCGCATCTTCGCCTCCGAGCCTGCGCTCAATTCTGCGTTCGTGACTTCCAATCCAACCGAACGCATCTTCGCTGTGCCCTCTCAAGACGTGCTGTACGTGACAGCAAATCACAGTCTCCAGGCGCGTCGCGTCCTGGCCAAGCAGGGCACTCCGTTCCTTCGCTAAAATCCTCCAACTGAAAGGTCTGAAAAATGAAGTCGAAACTCCCCCAGTCTGAGCTCGCCGACATCGTCACTGGCGAGCTCTTCCAACCCAAGGCGCGCAATCACTATGAAGAAAATGACGGCGTGCCATTTGCACCGCCCGTCGATATGCCGCGCCCCACCGTCCGCCAGCGGATCGAAAACCTGCTGAATCGCGGCGTCGATCCCCTGGCCCACTATGTCGGCTCGGATGATTACGACCTGGAAATCCCGGACGACCCCGAGGCTCCCCTGACACCCTCGGAAGCCAACTACATAGACGCCCTGGCGTCCTCCCTGGCCGAGCAGGCCCCTCTGCCTGACGAGGGGCTACCCCGGCCAGCCCCCTTGGAGCAAAGCGCACCCACGCCCGCCCCTGGGCCGGTGGCGGCCGTCCCTCCCGGCCCGGCCCCGGCCCAGGCCCCGGCACCCTCCGCACCAGTACCCTCTCGATAGGTACTGTGCTAGGTGACGACATGGCCAAAGGAAAAAACAACTCAAATCGGGGGACGCGCGACACCCTGGTAGTCGCTACGTCCTACGTGCGCTCCCCCTCCCAAAGCCTGTTCGGCAACCTCTCGGAGGTGTCGGACATGCGGGCGTTTGACTTCGACCAGGACACCCGTCCGGCGAAGCTCTTCTATGGCTCTGACGCCTCTGTCGGCGCCACACACACCCCAACAAAAAACAGGGCACCCTCTCGGGTGCCCTACCAAATCGCGTTCTCGGCTCCGGCCGAGACGCTCGTCTGCATCCGGCGGAAACGCCGGAAGCAAGTTCTCTTCGCTAAACGTAAAACCGGCAAAGGCGGTCAACGCCGCCCACGTCGATCTCGATGGAGTGACGTGAAATGTTAGGCAACATCATATCCGCCGGGGCCTCCCTCCTGGGTGGCCTCATGTCCTCAAAAAACGCGAAGGAAACCCGTGACCAACAACTCCAACTCGCGGAGCGCAACATCGCGGAGCAGCGCGACTTCGCGCAACACGGCCTCACCTGGAAAATCAACGACGCGCTCGCCAATGCGGACAAAGTCCATCCGATCTATTCTCTCGGCTCGGCGGGCGCATCCTTCTCTCCTGTTAGTGCCAACTTCTCTTCTGATTCGAGTATGGGCAATGCCGTTGCTTCTGCCGGTCAAGATATCGGTCGCGCTATCAATTCAACGGCTACTAGCGGACAACGTGCTGACGCCTTCACAAAAGCCGCCCAGGCTATCCAGCTCGAAAAGGGCACGCTCGAAAACGAGCTCCTCAAAACGCAACTTGCATCTCAGCAAGGACGGCTTCGCCAAACATCAGCTCCACCTTTTCCAGCAACAACCGATCAACACCTTGTCCCAGGACAAGCTCAATCCGGTCCAGTAACCGCCTTCAAAGACAAACCAGAAGACCGCGTCCCGTCTGCGCCAGGTCTTCCTCAACAGGAAGGCGGCGCAATCCCAGACGTAGGCTATGCCAGGACCGCCACGGGCTGGTCGCCCGTGCCGTCCAAAAACGTAAAAGAACGCATCGAGGATATGCACCTCAACGAGCTCATGTGGATGTATCGCAACAACATCCTCCCGACGCTCGGAATGCGTGACCCCCCACCGAACACTCTGCTCAAGAGTGGACAGGTCTGGCGCTTTGATCCGTTGCGCCAGGAGTACTACATCAAAAACAAACCCACCCGATCCTCGGGCTGGTGAAAGGAGCAAAAATGCGACGCATGAAATCTCGTAAGCGAGCTCGGCGCGGTTCTCCCCGTCGCCGCAAGACTCGCAAAATCAAAACCTCATCCGGCCGCTCTCCTGGCCGTATCGGTTTCCGCCTATCGTGAAACTCCGCACTACCAAGTGCGAAAATCCCTACATGGGGAACGGCGGCGCAGCTTACGGCTGCGGCCGCTGTCTCCCTTGTCGTCTTAAAAAACGCAGGGAATGGACGCACCGAATCATGCTCGAGGCCGGTCTAAATGCGGACAACTCCTTCCTCACACTCACTTACAAAGACGACCCGTTCACTCTTGATCCTCTCGATCATCGCCGCTTTATGGATGCTCTTCGGAAGCGCCTTCGTCCTC